AAAAACACACGAAGCCATAGAAGTTTTTGAAACCTTTTTTATACATGGTGCAGACTTAGACAATTATTGTTTAACAGGTACGCTATGATAGATGTATATATAAGCGCCATTGATGATTTGCCTAAGATAAGGATTGAGCAAGACGATTGGGAATTTAAAAGTGAAAGAGGTAAGAACCTCAAGCAGTCTATAATAGATTTTAATAGATTGTTTAAAAAGTATTGTGATGATTATATAGGTACAGATTTGACTAAAGAGTGTGTTCAGTTTACCTTACATGAATTAAAAAACTCATTAGGTATAGATTTTATATTAACTAAGCAAGACTTTATAGAAAACATTGAATGGATAGTTGATTTTAAGCACGAAGAGTGTAATCATTATACTGATGAATATAGAGATGTAATTTTGGATTTTATTAAGGATGCTGATAATTTTAAGTCTAAAAGATTTTGGGCTACACACTACAACAATCTTATCTTAGATGATATGGATAACTTAATAAGAGATTTTTATTTTTACAGTGATGCTAAAAAAATACTTTATTCTAAAAACTATTTAGAGCTTGTGAAATATGATGAATTTATTATGTACAAAAATGAGCAGTTTGATAGGTTGAATAAGCAAAAGCACACTCAAAGGAATTACATTGCAAAAGATAAAAAAGCATATATAATAAAAGATAACAACACAGGTCTTTATAAGATAGGAAGATCAAGCAATCCATTAGATAGAGAAAAAACATTACAAGCAGAGAAGCCCACGATAAAACTCATAAAGATATTTAAAGATGATGTAGAGAAAGAGCTACACGATAAATACAACAAACAGAGAGTAAGAGGGGAATGGTTTAACTTAAATAAAGTGCAATTAAAATATATCTGCACACACTATTAATATGACAGAAGAACTTAAAATAGCAAAAAGAATAAATAAGCTAACAGACGTAAACGTCTTTGAGAATAGCAGATCATCTAAAGTAGTAGAGGTTAGGTCTTTACTTAATAAGATACTATATGATTTTAAAAACATGACCTTAGCTCAGATACGAGATTTTTACAGAAACACAGGTAAACATATGGATCATGCGACAGTATTGCACTCATTGAAAAACTTTAATATGTACAGAAGATACAACCCAAAGCTAAATGAGTATTTTGATGAGATGATAAAGCATTACGAGCTATCGACCAAACACGAAAAAAGAAACTCAATAGAACATAAGATTAAATACTTGTCTGATAAGAACTTAGATAAAGCATACGCTTTAGTAAACAAGCTATTTACAAAAGACCTTATAGGGTAATGGCAGCAAATGATTTTGTATGTATTGATGACGATTTTAGTTACTCTCGTTGCGTGTTTCAATGTAATGACTGCGCACTATACGAAAAACAATTAGAACAAAACAAGGGTACACAAAATTCTAAATAATTACGATATATACTTGAATAATCAACTTTTTTCAAGATGCATGGAGGGGCAAGACAAGGGGCAGGTAGAAAACCTAAAGCAGACGAATCTAAATTAGTAGAACGCTTAGATGCGATCATAGACAGCGATACAGCTCTCGCTAAATTAGGGGAACTCGTATCTAAAGGCGATATGAGAGCAATCCAACTATACCTAAGCTATCGTTATGGTAAGCCAAAAGAGAGTATGGATATTAACTCATCTGAGGGATTAAATATAAACTTTAAGGACTTAATTAAGTTTGTCGATTAACATACATAAGAAATACCTACCAATATCAACAGACGATAGTAGATACTTTGTTGTAACAGGTGGTAGAGGTTCAGGTAAGTCTTTCTCAATAAATGCCCTGCTTGTTATACTTACCTATGAGCGTGGGCATACAATCCTATTTACACGATATACTTTAACATCTGCTCGCATCTCAATCATACCTGAGTTTATAGAGAAGTTAGAGATGATGGATTGTATTGCAGACTTCCACGTAACCAAAGACGAGATAATAAATAGAAAGTCAGGAAGTAAGATAATCTTTAGGGGTATTAAGACAAGCTCAGGAGATCAGACAGCAAGTCTTAAATCACTCACAGGTATAACGACTTGGGTAGTAGATGAAGCAGAGGAACTAACAGACGAACAGAAGTTTGACACCATTGATCTATCAGTAAGACAGCAAGGAAATCAAAATAGAGTAATCCTAATACTCAACCCTACAACCAAAGAGCATTTTGTTTACACACGATTCTATGAGGATAAAGGAGTGCAAGAGGGTAGCAATACAAGTAAAGACAACACCACATACATTCACACTACTTACTTAGACAACTTAGACAATCTATCTGAAAGCTACATAGAGCAGATAGAACAAATGAAACAGCGCAGACCTGAGAAATACAAACAACAAATGCTTGGTTCGTGGATGGCTAAAGCTGAGGGTGTCATATTTGATAATTGGACTATTGGCGAGTTTAAAAAGAAAGGTGTAAGCGTATGGGGGCAAGACGTAGGATTTGCTGCCGATCCCTCAACTCTTGTAGAAACAAACATAGATACAGACAACAAAATAATCTATCTAAGGGAATGTTTTTACCTACCACGACTCACAACCTCACAGATAGCACAACTCAACCTTAAACACGCTAAGGATGGTCTTATAGTAGTTGATAGTGCAGAGCCAAGACTAATACACGAACTCAAAGCAAAGGGATGTAGTGTAAAACCATCAATTAAAGGACAGGGAAGTGTTACCTATGGCATCTCTTTATTACAAGACTACGACTTAGTAGTAAGCCCTGATAGTACAAACCTTATTAAAGAGCTGAACAATTACAGATGGTTAGAGCGTAAGTCAAACACCCCAATAGATGCTTACAACCACCTTATAGATGCGATACGTTATAGCGTAGGATACCAACTGCAAAACCCTAATAGGGGTAAGTATGCTATTCGCTAAAATTATTTTTTTTTACGATATATAATTATGAAAGTAGATATAGAAATCCCTGAATCACTTAATGAGATAACCTTAGACCAATATCAGAGATATCTAAAGATACAAGACAAAAACGAGGACGAAAAGTTTTTAGCTGTTAAGATGATAGAAATCTTTTGTGGGATTCGTGGAGATCACGTCCTGATGATGAGGGCTACTGATATTAACAGCATAGTGCAGATATTAACTGAGATGCTAAACAACACACCTAAATTGCAAACTATGTTTAAGATGAAAGGTGCGCAGTATGGTTTTATACCTAAGTTAGATGATATGAGCTTTGGCGAGTACATAGACTTAGATACGTTTATTGGCGATTGGGATAATATGCACAGGGCTATGAATGTATTGTACAGACCTATTGTAAATCAATATGGCGATAAGTACAACATAGAGGATTATAGCGTAGATAATGCAGAGAAGATGAAAGATATGCCTATGAGTGCAGTCTTAGGTTCTATTGTTTTTTTTTACAATTTAGGGATGGACTTATCGAAAGCTATGCTGAACTATTTGGGGAACGAGGAGATGAACTTAGCTCTGCATCTAATTTCGGACGAAAATGGGGGTGGTATCAATCACTTTACGCACTCGCTCAGGGGGATATTGGACGATTTGAAAATATCACTAAACTAAATGCTCATCAATGTTTATATGCCCTAAGTTTTATGAAAGACAAAGCAGAGTTAGAAGCAAGACAAATAAAAAGTAAATTCAATGGCTAATCAAGGTGTAAGAGGTTTTTATCAAATCACAGAAACAATAAAAGACCAACTGTTAAACGATGTAAACGTAAACACAGTTACCACAGGCGATATTACAGATATTGACCTATCCAAGCAGACTATCTTCCCCCTATGCCATATCATTGTAAACAACGTAACAATAGAAGAGCAAGTATTACGATTTAGTATGTCTATCCTTGCTATGGATATCGTTGACCAAAGCAAAGACGAAACAACAGATATCTTTAGAGGTAACAATAACGAACACGATGTACTCAACTCGCAACTTGCTGTAATCAACAAACTGATAGGCGTACTTAGAGGTGGTGCATTATACACAACCAAATACCAATTAGATGGCGATCCATCTTGCGAACCTTTTTACGATAGGTTTGAGAATCAGGTAGCAGGGTTTGCTTGTACGTTTGATGTGTTAATTGAAAACGATATTAATATATGCAGCTAAAAGAAACACAGAAAGCTCTTAGAGCGTTTGGTAAGTATGTAGTGCAGCAATCACGCACAAACCTTACTAAAGGCAAAAAGAATGTATCCAAAGAGCTGTACGATTCTATTGGGTTTACTTTAGAGGAAGTAAGTCAGGGTTTTAGGCTTTACTTTGAGATGGAAGATTATGGTATGTTCCAAGATCGTGGTGTCAAGGGTGTCAAGGGTGGTAAGTCTTTAAGTGGATTTAGTTACAAACAATCCTCTAATCTTATTGGCTTAGAAAGTAAGACAGGCACGTTCAGTAAGTGGGCATCTGCAAAGCGCATACAGTTTAGAGATAAAAAGGGTAGGTTTTTAAGTTACAAGCAGACAGGGTTTGCACTTGCTACGATTGTAAAGAACTATGGTATCAAGCCATCTCTGTTTTTTACTAAACCTTTTGAAAAATCATTTAAAAATCTACCTAAAGAATTACAACAACAATTTGCTATCGACTTAGAAAACTTAATATAATGGCTACAAAGATAAACGTAAGAAGCCCCTTTTACATAAAAGCAAACAATAGCAGTTTAGTGAGTGCTAAAATGCAACTATATATTTATACAGGTTCAATAACTATTGACAAAGGTTCAGCAAAATACACAATTACTAAAAATGCAATAGACTCAAATACTTACGTAGTTTTTGAAATTAGCGAACTTGTAAGAGATTATCTTGATATAGAGTTTGATGGGGAATATGACAGCCAAACAGT